AGTGGAAAACGAAAAAATGTGGCAAGAAGAGCAACAACAAGATATGGCAAAACAAGATCAAGACGATGTTAATTTAGGAAATGTAGGAGGAAGACCATTGGATCCTGAAGGTTTAGATTTAGAAGGCGCAGGGGATGAACCAGAAGGTACAGACCAGGGTACAGCCGACGCAGCACCTGATGCAAGTCCTATTAGCGGTAATATTAGCCCAGTTGCTCCCACACCGCCTACTCCAATAGGAGGACAAGCAGATGCTTAAAATAACAGAAGAATATGACGAAACTCAAGATCAAAGTATTAAAAGAGAATACAAAAAAGATGTAAGAAAAGATATTATAGGTTTACGTGAGTTAAATAAATTACGTAAATTAAGAGAAAAGAAAAATTTAGATATGGAAAAAAGACGAGAAGTTTATAAAATGATGTATGCAAGACCTAAAGAACAAGAAAATCCACAACTTTAGGCTAATTTAAATAATTCCAGTCCTTTTCGCTCGAAATCTAGCCCTTTGATGCATTATTCTATTGTCTTGGGTAAATATTATACAGTTTTGTTGTCTATTTATAGGAGCTTAATATGACCACACGAGATAAACTAGAGAAAGTCCTCGAATATATTATAAACGAGGAGTCAGAAAAAGCGAGTGATTTGCTCCATGATGTGTTTGTGGAAAAGGCTCGTACTGTTTATGAAGATTTAATGGGTCAAGATGAAGACCTAGAAGAATATGAAGAAGAAATTAACTCAGACGAATTAGAAGAAGGTGATGAAGAATCTGAAATGGATATGGGAATGGACGATGCAGAAGCAGATGTAGCAGATGATATGGCTATGGATGTAGCACCGGACATGGAAGACGACATGGAAGATGCACCTGACGAAATAGAAAGTAATTTTGAAAAAGTAGAAGATGCAATTGAAGAGTTACGTCAAAGTTTTCAAGCTATTTTAGGTGATGAAATGAAAGACGAAGACGAAATGGAATCAATTGAAATGGAAGAGGAAGAAGTAGGAGCAATGGAATCTGTAGAAGAAGAGAAAGAGGAAACTACTACAGAAAGTGCAGAGACAGAAGAAGAAGAACTAGAAGAAGACCTAAATGAAGAAGAAGAGGAAGAAGAGGAACTAGACGAAGATTTTGATTATGTAGACGAAGCAGCAACAATGACTGCTGTTAAAGCGCCTACTAATACAAGTGAAAAAAGTCATAGTCCTGTAGCTAAAGCAGGTAATAAGCCTGGCGGACCTGTTAGTGCAAGCATGATGAAGGATGCAGGAGCTGAAGGAAAAAAAGCTCACATGGCGCCTAAAATGATGAATACAGGTAACGTTAATGTACCAGGAGCTAAACAAAAGCTTGCAAATGTAGCTATGCCTAAAAGCTCTGAAGCAGCAGGAAATACTACTAGCCCAACTAACGGAATGTAACTAATGACGGTAGCATTAAGAGAACAATTAAGCTTTGAAAGAGCAGGATTAACTGTAGAAACAATAACTACAGATAATGGCGAAAAGAAATTGTATATGGAAGGAATTTTTATTGAAGGTGGTGTAAAAAACCAAAATAAAAGAGTATATCCTGTACAAGAAATTTCGAGAGCTGTGAGTTCTATTAATGAAAAGTTAAATTCTGGCTATAGTGTTTTAGGAGAGTTAGATCATCCAGATGATCTACAGATTAACTTGGACAGAGTGTGTTTGCAAATTAATGAAATGAAAATGCAAGGAAATAACGGTATAGGTAAATTACAAGTTTTACCAACCCCTATGGGAAATATTGTTAAAGCCTTGTTGGAGAGTGGTGTAAAATTAGGTGTAAGTTCTAGGGGAAGTGGAAATGTTGCAGAAAACGGTACTGTTAGTGATTATGAAATAATAACAGTAGACATGGTAGCTCAGCCTAGTGCGCCTAATGCATATCCTACACCAATTTATGAACGATTACAAAGAAGTAAAGATGTTGTAAGTTTAGCAGAAGCAATACAACATGATAAGAAGGCTCAAAACTTTTTTTCAAAAGAAATGGTCAAATTTATTCGGAACCTAGATATTAGGAGAAATTAATGAAAAATGCTTTCGAAGAACTTTTAGGTTCTGAGGTTTTGTCAGAAGAAGTTAAAACAACTTTAAGCGAAGCCTGGGAAACAAAACTTACAGAAGCACGGCAAGAAATTAAAGCCGAGTTACGTGAAGAGTTTGCCCAAAGATACGAACATGATAAGAAAAACATTGTTGAATCTATGGATCAAATGTTAACAGATGCTATTAATACAGAATTAACAGAGTTCCAAAGTGACAAACAAAAAATGATTGAAGCTACTGTTGCTTACAAGCAAGGTGTACAAAATCATACAAAAGTTTTAGATCAGTTTGTATTAGAAAACTTAGCTAAAGAAATGAAAGAACTTCATGCTGATAAAAAGTTACAAGAACAAAATTTTAAGAAATTAGAAAATTTTGTTTTAAGTCAACTAACCACAGAGCTTAATGAATTTTATCAGGATAAAAGAGCTCTCGTAGAACAAAAAGTGAAATTAGTATCAGAAGGAAAGAAAATGATTTCTGAAACTAAACAACAATTTATTAAACGAGCAGCTGAAAAGGTAGAAAAGCTTGTTGAATCCACAGTGCGATCCGAAATGACCACGTTGAGGGAAGACATTAAACAAGCACGAAATAATAATTTTGGAAGAAAAATTTTCGAAACTTTTGCAACAGAGTTTATGACAAGCTATCTTGCAGAAGGAACAGAACTTTCCAAAATGAAAAAGAAGTTGGAAGAATCTAATCAGGTTATCCAACAACAACGTGAAAAACTTTCTGAAGCAGAAGATGCTGTTAATGTAGTGGAAAGTAAAATTAAAGTAGTGGAAGGACGTGCTATACGTGAAAAAACTATGAATGAATTGCTTTCTCCGCTTAATAAAGATCAGAAAGAAATAATGACAGACCTATTAGAAAGTGTTCAAACAGACAAACTAAAAGGTGCGTATCAAAAATATTTACCAACTGTTCTTAAAGAGAATAAGCAAGTAAATGAAAACGAAGGTAAAGTGAATCTTGTTGAATCAACAGGAAAGCGAGAGATTACTGGAAACAAATCCTCTAATGTAGAGGCCAAGGCCAGTGATAAAAATGATTTAGTTTACATTAAAAAACTAGCCGGTTTAGAATAAGGAGACTTAAAAATGGCAGATTTATTTGAATCAAGGAACTGGCAGTCCACCAAAGAAGCTCTTTGTGAGGGATTAGAAGGTAACAAGAAGGCTGTTATGGAAAGCACTCTTGAGAATACAAAGAAATATTTGATGGAACAAGCCTCAGCTGGTGCAACTCAAGCAGGTAGTATTGCACCTTTAAATAAAGTGATTTTACCTGTAATTAGACGTGTAATGCCTACAGTAATTGCTAATGAAATTGTAGGTGTACAGCCTATGACAGGTCCAGTAGGACAAATTCATACATTACGTGTACGATACGCAGATACAAAAGCTAATGTAGTTGGTGGCGAAGAAGCAATGTCCCCATTTAAAATTGCTGCAAGTTATTCAGGAAACGAAACAGCAGCTACACCTGGACCAGATGCTACAGCAACATTAGAAGGAAAAGCAGGTAACAGATTGAATATTCAAGTACTCAAGCAAACTGTGGAAGCTAAAAGCCGCAAGTTGAGTGCAAGATGGACATTCGAAGCTGCACAAGATGCACAATCCATGCACGGATTAGATGTAGAAGCAGAAGTAATGGCTGCTTTAGCTCAAGAAATTACAGCAGAAATTGATCAGGAAATCTTAAAAAGTTTGGAAAACTTAGCTCCTGCTTCAGGATCTTATGATCAAAATGGTGTAAGTGGTACTGCAACTTTTGTAGGCGATGAACATGCCGCATTAGCAGTATTGATCAACAGAGCTGCAAATCTAATTGCTGCAAGAACACGACGAGGCGCAGGTAACTGGGCAGTTGTTTCTCCTACAGCATTAACAATTTTGCAAAGTGCAACTACAAGTGCATTTGCTCGAACAACAGAAGGAACATTTGAGGCTCCAACAAACACAAAGTTTGTAGGTACTTTAAATAGTGCTATGCGAGTATATGTAAATCAATTTGCAAGTGACGCAGATCCAGTTCTTATTGGATACAAAGGTGCTGGCGAACTTGATGCTGCCGCTTTCTACTGCCCATACATTCCTTTGATGAGTAGTGGAGTAGTATTGGATCCCCAAACGTTTGAACCAACCGTAAGCTTTATGACACGTTACGGTTATATTGAATTAACAAACGTTGCAAGTTCACTAGGAAATGCTGCAGATTATTTAGGCAAAATTGCCGTAACTGCTGCAAATCTTCGATTTATTTAATAGACAACATAAGCAAGGGGGAAACTCCTTGCTTTTTCTCTATCTAAAACCAGGAAAATATGAAATATTTAATAGCTTTTTTTATAGTATTCATTGTAGCTAGTTGCACAAACCCTCAAAGGGAACATAGAATGACACGTATGAATCATACACATGCATGTAATGCTTGGATCCATCATGATCATGATGATCAACATGGAGGTAGTTATTGGCATACTCATTGTGATGAGGATCATAATTAACTAGGAATATATAAGTGAGAAAATCTTTTTTACTTGAACTAGAGGATTATAGAGGAGAACATACTGCTGCCAGCAATGAAGGAGCACCACTTTTTGATTTAACAAAAAATGGTGTCTATCCAGAAGACGTTTACTCTGTAAATGGTTTACAATATTATAGTACAGGCCATGAGGGTAATTTAGATAGTGAAGCATTTAACATAATTAGAAATTTTTATAATAAACCTAATAAAAAAATTAAAATTTATCGTGCAGTCCCTTATATTAAATCTAAACAAGAACAACTACAAGATATTGCAGATGCAAAAAAACTTTGGTTAAAAAGAAAGAAAGTTCATGATAATTTTATAGATTTAGACATACCGGAAAAAAATTATTATGATTATCTTTATGATCTAGAGATAGAAGTAGAAAATAGTGATGAATTTATACAAAATATAAGCACTATAAATTCAGGAGATTGGATTACAATTGCAAAAAAATATGCAATTGACCATGGAAAATCCCACCTTAATAACAAATATAAAGTTTTAAGTAAAACAGTATTAGCAAAAGAAATATTTACAGATGGAAATAGTTGGTTAGAATGGGGATATCATCCTGAGAATAAATAAATATAATAACTAATTAAAAGTTTGGATGTAATATGACTTCTATCATTATTCCAGGACCTGAGGGAGACGCTAACGCTAATCTAATAATTAAATCTAATAGTCATTTAGCACTACCCAGTGGAACGGATGCAGGCAGAACTGTATCAGGATATACAAATGAACCAGGAAATATAAGATATAATACTAATCCTGGAGGATCAGCTACTAGTGGAAGTATAGAGTACTATAAAAGTACAACTGCAGGTTGGGTGCAAGTATTAGATGTAGAAACTCCTATCTCAAGCAGTGATCACAGTAAACCTCTTTTTTTAGACAACAATGGTAAAATAACTTTTTCCAACATACCATTAGATAATATATCAGGTATAGATACTACTGGAGCATCTGATAAAGATATTTTAGTAAGGAGTAGTAATTCTTTTGTTACTAGAACAATAGGAGGAGACGTTAGTGTAGCTTTAACAAGCTCTAATTTAGATTATACACTTACTGCAAGTAGCATAACTGCAAAAACTGAACTTAGTAGTAGTGCTGCTAGTGATGATGTTTTGTTAGTTTACGATACAAGTAGTACACAATTAAAAAAGATAACAAGTACAAATTTGTTAGCTGGAGTAGCAATTGCTACAACAACGACAGTAGGAGTTGTTAAACCTGATGGTACAACAATAGGTATTGATGCTAACGGTACTCTTAGTGTAGGGGGTAGTGGAGGAGGAGGACTTGTTACCGCTGATGGTGTTACTATATTAAATAATAATGGAACATTAAGTGCAGCTACAGCTACAACAAGTGCAAAAGGAATTGTACAACCCGATGGTTCTACAATCACAATATCTAATGGTGTAATAAGTGCAGCTGGAGGAAGTGGATTACAATCAAGAACTACTGCATCAGGAAGCACAGGATCTATTGCCAATGCACAAGCCAGTAGCATAGATATAAATGTAGGTTCAGCGACATGTGTGTTAATGAAAATGCAAACTAGTGCTGCAGCATGGGTTACATTTTATAGTAGTAGTACCGCAAGAACTAATGATGCAAGTAGAGCAGAAGGAACTGATCCTACAGCAGGAAGTGGTGTAATGGCAGAAGCTATTACTACAAGTGCTAGTACAGTATTGTTTAGTCCTTCTACGTTATGTTTTATGGATCCTTCACAAGTAAGTATTCCTATAAAAGTTGTAAACAAATCAGGAGCAGCAGCAAATATAACTATTACTTTAACTGTTCTTAAATTGGAAGCCTAAGGAAATTTTATTAGATGGCAATAAACCTTAATCATCAACTTAGCTCCTTAACAACTACAGATCAGATACTTCAAATAGATAACAGTGGTAATTTAATTTTACCTTCTGGTTCAACTGTTCAAAGAAATCCTGCAAGTGGTGCTAGTGCTACAGGAAGTATAAGGTACAATAGTACTTTATGTACTGTGGAATATTATGATACAACCTGGCATATTATTCCTCAAATTGTATGTGATTTAGAAGATTTTTGTTTTGTAGATCCTAACAATGTTACAAAACATGTAATTTATAATACTACTAGTTGTTGTTTCGAACTTAGCGATCAGGTTACTAATTTAACAGTATTAAATGATTTAAATGTTTGTAATGATGTTACTATTTGTGGTGCAAATACAGATATTAAGTCTAGTTGCCTAACTATAGGAGATGTAAATTTTACTGTTGCAAGTGAGGCAACAAATTTATTAGAAACAGATGGAGCAGGATTTCATGTTCATTGTGCTAATGCCTGTGTACATTATAAACAGTCAACAGATACATGGAATTTAAATAAAAATTTAGTTGTAAATTATGTTTGTGGACAAATAAGTGACATAAGCAATCACAATACAGATGATCTTGCAGAAGGAACCAACAATCTTTATTATTTAGATTCTAGAGCAAGGGCAGCCCTATGTGGTGTTTGTGACATAGTATATGATTGTGTAAATGGTACAATCTGTTTCGACCTAGACGATCATACTACAGATGCACTTGCAGAAGGATCTACTAATTTATATTATTTAGATTGTAGAGCACGTAATAGTCTTTGTGGTGTTTGCGACATTATATATAACAGTGTTACAGGAACAATATGTTTTGACCTAGACGATCATACTACAGATGCACTTGCAGAAGGATCTACTAATTTATATTATTTAGATTGTAGAGCAAGACAAAGCTTATGCGGAGGAACTGGTGTATACTATTGTGATACATCGGGAGAAATTGCAATAGGACAAGATGTTTGTCCTACTAGCAATGTTGCTTTTGCAGATGTAACAGTAAATGGAAGATTGTTAAGTGATGATGTTACAGCAAGTAATGTTTTTATTTGTGGAGATTTAACTGTAACAGGAACTACAACCACTGTAAATAGCACTACAGTAGACATAGCAGATAAAAATTTAACTTTGGCCTGTGATGCTACAACAGGAAATCAAGCTGATGGCGCAGGATTAACAGTATGTGGTGCTAATGCATGTTTTTATTGGGATAATACAACTAATAATTGGAATTTAAACCGTAATTTAACTGTAGCTTTTGTTTGTGGTAAAGTTACTGATGTATCAAATCATTTTACTTGTGATATTGCAGAATGTGTAAATTTATACTATACTGATACAAGAGTAAGAGCAGCTCTATGCGGCGGTACAGGTGTAACTTATTGTGAAACAGAGGGTAAATTTAGTATAGGACAACCAGTAGCAACTACAGATTGTGTTAGTTTTCATAAAGTTGCTGTAACAGGATGTTTAGAATTACATTGTATGCTTGGACAAGGAGCTCCTTCACAAACAGATAAATATTTAGTAGGATATAACGCTAGTGAATGTTTATGGAGAGCTATGCCTTTTTGTTGTTTTTATAATGTGGATGATCCACTAGCATTTGCAATAGCATTTTCTAATTAAGGAATTTAGATGGCAAGTTTTAAAAATGCATCTATGACAATTACCACGGCAAATCAAGATCAGGAATTGTTTGAATGCAGTGCTTCTATTAGAAGTAGTATTGTTCATGCTTTGTATATTGCTAATACTGGAGAAGAAACTATTACAGTAAGCGTTAAATTTTTTGATAAAAGCGCAAATAATAATAATGGTTTATATAGATTTATTGTTAAAAATGCTTTAGTATATAAAACAACAACATTAGTTGTAGATAAGGTATTAAATTTAGAACCGCAAGATAAGGTATTTATAAATGCATCTAGCACTGATTGTGATATAACAGCTAGTGTTTTAGAAATGGAATAAAGGTATTAAAATGTCATATATAGGAAGTTATCAACAGCAAGCACAAGTAAAAAGTTGGAAATTTACAGGAGATGGAAACACAACAGTATATACACTATCAGGATTTCCTAACGTAAATTATGTTATTACAGCTAGAGAACTTTTTGTACAGGAAGCAGGATTATTGTTAATTAGTCCTGATGATTATACCTTTAGTTCTGAAAATAAACAAATTACATTTACAACTGCACCTGCTCTTAATGCAAAAGTCTTAGTAAGAGTTTTATATATTACATAAAGGGAGAATGAAACAAACCAATTTATATTGTGTACATGGAGGAATAGGAAAGCAAGTGATTTTTACTAGTATAATAGAAGAGCTTGCTAAAAAAGATAATAATAAAATTTCAGTAGGCAGTGGTTTTCCAGAT